CAGATATAGTATTTGGTGTTCCATCTGTATTTAAAACTAGTGATGTAGGAGGTGTTGTAGAAAATTCAGGTGGTAAGTTTAATCCTGAAGAAACTTTGTCCCACTCTGTGCCATCATGAAAATGTATAGATTTTGTTGAAGTTACATATGCAGTTTGTCCTGCAGTTCCAGCTGGCAAGTCCGTCCATTTTTCAACTGTTACTAGCTCACTTACAGATATTTCAGAACTTGTAAAATCTAAAAGATTTTTATCAAATGAATTGTCATCAGTTGGTCTAAAAAATCTTGCTAATTGTAATGCTTTTGATACCATCTTTTCAATCCTATAACTTTGTTATCTTAACATAACCATCTGTATTAGGGGCTATAGTTCCAACGTCTACTCTTCCAGACATTTCAGATGTGTTAAAGTAGCTGCCTCCGCCTGCGCCAGCGGAGTTACCTCCAGTATAACCTGCTCCTGCGCCACCACCATTACATCCTCCGTTTCCTCCTCCTCCGAAACCGCCAGCTGCACCTTGGCAACTGCCGCTACTTAGATTATAAAAAGGATTAGAATAATTTGCATGCCACCGCCGCCCCAACCTCCATTGCCTGTTGCTCCATTTCTTCCTCCAGTTCCAGGTGAATTATTTATACCATATGAGTGGGCATTGCTTGCATTATCCCCCGTACTTGCATTATAACCATTGCCGCCTGAGCTGCCTCCACCACCACCTGCACCAGGCATAATCCAAGGAAATGCACCATTTGAAGATGCTGCAGGAGTTGCATTTGACATACTGTTTCCAAGAGACACGACACTTGCTCCACCACCGCCAGCAGTATGTTGAAACCTACCACCTCTATTTCCTACAATAATTCTTATTACTGTACCTCTTGTTAAACTTTTAGTTCCTTTTATCACTCTACCAGAACCACCACCATCACCACTGTTAGTACTACCACCACCAGCAGAAGCAACTTCAAATTCATAGTTACCATCTGAAGGAACTTTCCATAACTGTATTCCATGTAATACATTAAAGTGATCAGAGTTATTTTCAAATCCTGCTCCAGAATATGCTGAAATAAAAGTATTTTTATTAGTTGCACGGTGTTCATTTGTATTTGTATTATTTGCAGTTGTAAATGTATGTGTAGTAAAATCAAATAATCCAAAAGAAAGACTTACTAATGTGGGCGCGCTTTTAAAACTTGAACCATCAAAAGCTTTTGTAATAAGAGTAAAACTTCCTGCATTTGCTACAGTCGTAGTAGGAGTTAATACAAAATTACCTGTACTTTCATAACCTGATGCTATAAGACCTGTAAGTTGTGAAGGATATGTAGAGCCGTCGGCTCTGTATAGGCTATCGTTTGATCCTAACATATGATATGAATATTCAACATCTGAGATATAACTTGCACTATCATAAATATGATTAATAGCCTTCATAGAAATAGTACTTGTATTACCTGTAGCATCTAATTCTAAAGTTGGTGAAGGAGAATCTAATAATGTTAAATCATATTGTGGTCCTGAAGAAATTGTATTCCATTCTGTGCCATTCCATAAATAAAGTCTTTTTGTTGCCGAAGAATAAGCTAATTCACCTGCACTGGTCCCCGCTGCAAAACTAGATTTTGTAGTTGACCTTGTTTCAAGACTTGAACTTTCAACACTAATGACTTCTTTAGCACTAAATTTCTTAGAGCCTTTACGAAACTTTCTAGAAATATTAAACTTACCTTTTCTTGCCATTTTTTATACCTTAATTTGTACTTTCGCCATCACCAGTATTAGAAAAGGCTAATGATGTATTTGTAGAGGGAAATGATCTTCCTGTGCCCCATATAATTCTTACTGCGCCAAATTTACCTTGACAGCCTGGAGTGTTTCGACTATCGTTGGATTGACCGCCGCCACCTCCACCATATTGGCCTCCTGTATTACTAGATCCGCCAGAAGTGCCATTACTTGATCCTGATGTTCCACCAGAACCGCCGGCGCTTGAAGAACCACCACTTGACCCTTGACCATAAATACCTACACCACCACCTGATGGGGCTGCCCCATTTGAGCTATTACCACCACCTCCACTACCACCTGACCCACCGCCGCCTGAACCATTAGTATAGCTGCCGCCTCCAGAACCTCTACCACCGGATCCAGAATAACCACCTGCGCCGCCGCCTGCTCCAGCTGTATCACCAGAACTAGTACCGCCAAGACCACCACTACCTCCACCATCTCCAGTGTAACCACCACCATAGCCACCCGCATAGTTTTGATTACTTGTACTACTAGTTCCTGTGCCACCAACGCCACCAGAACCTTTAACAGTAGCACTACTTATAAAATAAGATTGACCACCACTACCACCTGATCCTGCATTCTGTGAACTTCCTCCACTTCCAACAACAACAGTATAAGATTGTCCAGGAACTACAGAAATATTATTTTTCCAACCTAAACCACCACCGCCGCCTCCACCGCCTGACCAATACGCTGCACCGCCGCCACCGCCTCCACCTATACATACAACAGAAACTTCTTCAACATGTGATGGGCAAGTCCAAGTGTGTGATCCAGTAGCGTTAAATAGATGACCTCCAGGATCTACTGTAAACTGCAAATTTACTGTAGTATTTGCACTTGCAGATTTTATTCCATCTGTAACTCTTGATCTAAAGATAAAACTACCACCGTGATTTGTATCTGTCGAAGGAGTTAATACAAAATTACCTGTAGTTTCATAACCGGCAGCAATAGATGTTAATTGTTGTGGTAAAGAACTTCCTCTTTCGGGGCTATAATAACTTCCAGACTGTGATATATCATAAGAATATGATAAAATATCACCATCAGAATCAGAAGCTACAATAGAAATTGTGTTTGTGGATCCATCTGTATTTAAATCTAAAGTTGTTGGAGGTATAGTTGTAATTTTAGGATTAGAAACATTATCATCACCAGATTCTAATCTTTTCCAACTTGTTCCATCCCAAAAATGATAAAACCTTGTTTCTTCATTGAGAACTATATTACCAGCATCTGGGCTTGTAGGAAAACTAGCAAAGTTTGCAAACTTAGGAAAAGTAGAACTTGGTACTGAATCTAAATTTTCCATCTCGGCAACTTTTAGTTTGCCGTTTGCTTCTAACATTCTTACAAAGTTAAATCCAATACTTTTAACCATAGTATATCACCTCTACCAAGTTGTATCGATAGATGTTCTTACCCAGGTATTTGTGGCAGTACAAACATACAAATAACTTGCATCAGTCACAACATCGCCTTTTGTTCCTGTTGATGTATTACTCGCTGGTGCACTTAGAGGTGAAAGTCTTAGAGGTCCATCGGTTGCTATACCAAATGTACTAGACAAATCTACTACAACCAACTGGCTGCCTGTACCTATTGAATCATCTAATACGACACTAGTGCCGTTATTTGCGGTGTAATCTCCGCCTTTAAATAATCTAATACCATTAGCATAAACTTCTACAGTACTTGAATCGTAGGATAAAATACTTCCTGAACTATCCGCACCAGTAAATGCTGTTTGACCTGATGTTGCTGTATATAGAAATTCTTTAGTAATTGCATTAGCAGGATATAGCGTAGCAAGTCTTGATTTTAAATAAGAACTATCAAAAATATCTGTTAAATTATCTACAGATGCTGGCGCAAAAGTTGTAACATTTACTTGGGCTGCAGAATCTAATCCTTGATTAAATGTTACAGTATTTGTACTAGCATTTAAAGTATAGTCTGTATTTAAAATAACTTGAACACCATTAAGCATTACTAAAACATTAGTGCCATCGTATACCATGGAGTTACCATTAGCATCATTGCCACTAAAGACTGTTTGGTTTGCAGTCGCGTTATATAAGAAGTGACCTACACCAGCATTAATGTTTTCTTGTGCCCTAGCTTGAATATATGCAGAATCTATTAATCCTAAAACTCTTCCACTGTCTACAGAGTTTGCTTTAACAACAGCAACTTGTCCTGGAGAACCTGTAGATTGTCTGGCTTGAACGTATGCAGAGTCAATAGAAGTTAATGATGTGGTAACAAAAGATTCAGTTGCAAAGTCGGCAGCTGAAGCCGCTGAAGCGTTTGCAGAATCCCTTACTTCTAACTTTCCTCCAGCAGCGGCTTTTAAAACAACTTTATCTGCACCTGTTCCGATTACTATTGAAGGCATTATAATGCCTCCAGCGCCAGCAGAAATAGTTCCACTATCACCTAATTGTATAGTACTACCACTAACATATAATGATCTTATTTTATAATCTGAGTGTCCTAAATCAAATGAACTATCTGTTTCAGGTATTAAGTGAGTTCTTAATTTACCCCCACCTAATGCACCAAGATTTCTACTTCTTCCCATATTTAATTATTTACCCTTTTTTCATACCACTTCAGTCACGCGCCCGACTTTTGGCATAGACATAAGCGGCAATTGCCATTTCTTTTCTTTTCTTTTCATCTTTGCCTTTAAGCGAAGGTGCATCCGATTTTGCGAAATCTTTTATGTAAGCAGCCATACCATCTGATGGTTTCAATTTTTCTGAAACATAATTTGAAGCTTCACGAAGTCTTACACCAAACATTTTCTCAACAGGCTTTTTACCCAGGGTTTTTGCCATAGTTGTAATAACTTTTTCTCTAGGTTCAGTGTCCATATCATCTACGAATTTTTTCAATTTCATATCTAAACCTTTACGCAACAATCTTGCCGCAGTCATGAAATCTTTTTCATCCATTCCACCAGAAGCTTTAGCGTATTTTTCTAACGCTTTTGCTGCGGATTCCATTCCTAATGCACCTTTTACCTCATCAAGTTCAACAGATTCTTTTCTAGTAGTCTGAGGATCCATAGGCACCATTTTGACTCCCATTTTGCCATCAGGTTTACGATAGTTTTGAGGTTTTTTATCTGCAGAATGTGAAGGTGCGCCATGTACTGACATATCTTCTTTAAAATCTTTTGCAGTAGCGCCGTGTTTAGAAATAAGATTGGTTTTAGCTGCCGAGGATAACCATTTAATATCGGCCTTTGCAACTTTCATAAGAGATGCTTTATCAAACTTAGCAACCATCTTGCTCATTTTCGTTGCTTGGTCTAAAGGAAGTCTATCTGGCATACTTGAGTATTGTTTTTTCAACATAGCAATTTGTTTTGGAGAAACATTCTCAATAATCATTTCAGCATCTTCTATTACAGATTCTTTATACATATTCAATTCAAACGGTTTTGATCCACCTCTATTATAGACTTGTACTTGAATATTGCCTTTATCACCTTTCAAACGATATGAATTTGTTTTACCATTTACAGGTTTTCTTGGTCCACTTGCAACTTTATCATCAATCTCTGAAGAATGTACAGTAATGCCATGAGCATCTTTTGCATGTTTATATGCATGTTGCATTGCACCTGAGAATGATGAATGGTAAAGATCATAGTTTGATTGTGAATTTTTCTTTTCATCAATGCTTATTTCTTCATCAACAGATTCGCCTCTATTTGCATATGATCTGAATTTTACAGAAGAACCTTTTTTAGGTTCTCCATGCGTCATTTTCTTTGCCTTTTTGAGATTGGCAATTCCTTGCGCGGCCCGATATCTGGCATCACCCCTTTCGGTAACTTTTCCAATTTCTTTAAAAACTCTATTTGTATCACGTTCTAGTTTTTCCATTGTTCTTTGATACTTTACAGAATTTCCAGTAGTTTGCATCATTTTTTCTAATTGTGTATGCATGTCTATGATTTTCTGCATCTCTGCTTGCAGATCGCTAACCATTTCTCTTTGTTCTTTTGGTATTTTTCCATCGTCACCATAATATCTAAATGAATCTCCGACTTCTCTTTTTGACCATGTCCACTGTTTTTTTGCTTTGCGATGAAAATCTTCTGAGTCTTTTTTTAATTTTTTGGCATCGTGAAACTTTGGGGTCCCAATATAATTCAAAACATTGTTTGCCTTGTCTTTACCAGTAGATGGAATTTTTGACTTCTGCACAAATCCAAGATGTTTGCCTGTCATTTTTTCTAGTTTGTCTAAGACTTTATGCAATCCCTTGTCAACTAATCCGGTCAAAGTTTTAGTAACAATTCCCTCATCAAGTTCAACAGATTCGTTTGGACCATAACCTTTGGGCGTTACATCTTTAAAACTAGCTTTACTTTTTCTACCTTTTTGAATTCTAGCTTCAGCATCTTTTGTAAAGTTGCCAGTTTTAGGATCAATAAATTTAGCAAGATGTGGCGGTAGCTTTCCTGCTTTAGAACCACCTTTGCGATATTGACTAAGATCAACAGATTCCATTTTGTCATGAGTATAACCCATTTTTTTCATTCTTAAATGATCTTCTTCTTTTTCCGCTTTATAACCCTTTCCGGTTTTTGGATCATACATCATGTGAGATTTGAAAGCTTCATTACTTTCATAAGGATCTGATTGTTTAGTGCGAGGACCAAGTTTGTTTTTTCTACCTTCTTGGGTCTCTGGTTTTTTAGTCACCCACTTTTTAGAACCTTCTTTGTTTCTTCCGGCTAGCATTCTATCAATGATACCTTCATTTTTAACTTCTTCTTCAAAAGTTTCTTCTATTGCGATATCAATATCTTCTTCTGTAATTTCGTCTAACAGATGATCAAAATTTTCATTCTGTTCTTCCAAAAATTTAAAAACATCTTTCATTTTATTTTTTCCTTACTTTTGCTGCTAGATCGGAATCTGCTTTGCCCCAGGTTCCTGAGGATTTTGTTACGAATGAATTAACTCTTGCCATTCCCCATTGCTGAGGTGTTGTGCCAGGTCTATGTCCTGTGCGCCATGCTGCCATTCCTCTATTATATACTTTTCTAAGAATTCCTACAGGCATTCCAGATTTTTCGGCTTTTTTCTTTAATCCAGAAGAAGCTTCTTCACTTAAAATTTCTTCATCTAAATCTGTTATGAAATCTTGAAATGCTTTCGTCATATCATATTCTTCTTTGGCAACATTATTTTTAGTTTTTGTATCTAGTGATCTTGCTCTATCTAACATTCTATCATGTCTTTTAGCGTCGGACTCTTTTTCTCTAGCTATCTTTTCTTTTGCTGCAACTTCTGCCTTATTTTCACCATACATTTGTTTAAACTTTTTCGTATGCTTTGACGGCTTAGTTTTGGCTGTTGCATCACCAGGCGCTGGCTTATATGCTGCTGGATTATCATCATCCATTTTAGCACCCTTAGAAAAATGATTGTTTCTTGCAACTTTAGTAGATTTTGTTTTGATGCCCTTATAGTATACTGATGGTTGAGTACCAGGCTTATCTTTAATGTCTGGGTCTTGTCCAACTTCAGTAGCTTCGCCAGGAGTCATTTTCTTAGCATGTTTTAAATATTCATCTGTTCCTATTTCATAAGATTCTTCAATAGCTTCAACAGAATCAATCCATTTTCTACAAGTGGATCCATCTTCTTTTTCTAGAATTAAATAATTTGAGCCTTTAAAAGTTATCATTGCTTTTTCTTGAATGTCTTTAATCATTACAAAGTCATTAACATTAAAAATATTACCAGAAACAAATTTTTCTCTAATATCAGAAACGCTTTTTAATTGTATATGATTTTTAAATTCTTGCGCTTCTTTCAAACCCATTCCATTACGAACTGCATTGAAAAGACCTTTTGCGTCTTTATCTGACATAGTTTTCGGTAAGCCTTGAGCAAATGCTATAAAGTCGTTATCTGTAGCGGCTTTTCTTTGTTTTGTTGCAGACGCACCTTGTACACCTTCAGCATCTGGGTCACGTTCACCAGCACTTATCACACTTAATGTTTTAAAGTGATAGAAGCCATGTTTACCTTTAACACCATTATATTTTTGAAGTAATACATCAAACTCTTTTACTCTATCACTTCCTATTACCATAATAGCATTTTTAAATCCATCATCATGCATGGCAGTAGCAGCATCGAAAACATTTTTTACTGACATATTCATCATAATACTACGGGATTGTTTTGGAAACATTTTACGCAAATATTTTACTTTATCATTATAAGATAAAGGATTTTTCTTAGGGTCACTTGATTGTGATACATATACTCTATATGCATTACGACCCGCTTTTTTAGCTAGTACACTTAATAAAAGACCATGTCCTATGGTAGGAGGATTCATTCTACCAAAAGTAAAGTATACAGTTTTTTCTTCTTCAACTAAATATTGTCTAAATGATGTAAAATTTACCATATTATTTTGAGCCTGACCTTCTTTGAGTTTCAGCTTTTTTAATTTTAGGCACTAACTTCTTAGCTAATCTATGTACCACTTTTTGCATTTGTGGTTTCTGAAGCTTTGTCTCAAGTTCTTTTTTTCTTGCCGGAGACAAGTCTGTAGCATTTTTTGTCAACTTTTTATATAGTGCTTTTCTTGCTGCTTTTCTTGCTCTTTTCATCAGAACATCTTTAGTAGCAACTTTTCTTTTAGCGCGTTCTCTACCACGAGCCATTTTCTGTTTATTTCTTCTAGCGGATCTACCTCTAGCAAGTCTTTGTTGCATACTCAACGCTTCATCAACAGACTCCCAATGACTACCATTTTCATCATAACAGTCATTTTCACAATCAGTTGTAGGTTTTGCAAATTCATCACCACAATCTTTACATGCCATATAATTTTCTTCAAGGCTTTCTTTAAGTTTACTTTGATGCAGATTTTTCATTGCACCAATAACTTCATCTACCGAATCACAAAATTCCTGTAGTTTTGCTAGGTCTTCTTTTCCATGTGGATTTGTCTTATCTTCTGCAGCCTTATATGCGTGAGTCTCATAAGTACCAAGAGCCAATTCTAATTTCTCAAATGTAAGTTTATCGGGACTACCTTTTAACAAAGAAGATAGTTTCTTTGCATGATTTTGGCCAGAATTACTTATGCCTCGGACATTAGGAAGAGATTTAACTTTTTTCCAAGCTTGAGCCAACTTTTTATCATAAACTGATTCATCAAGTTCAACAGATTCTTTATGTACAGAATAATGTGGTCCATCATCGTGTGGAAAGGGTTGTTTGTCTAAATGCCGGCTAACCAGACGCCCAACAAAACGCCCAACTTGCTTTTTGCCTTGGGCTTTGCTAATTGTTTTTACTAAAAAATGTCCATCTGGTCCATCGCCGCCTACTTTATATTTCATACCAGCTTCTTTGCTATCATGCACTTTCAGAATTTGATGATTAAGATCAACTGAATAGTAAACGGGGCGCCCAGCTTTATTTTCATCAAGTTCTGAAGCTTCTTTGAAACCCATTCCTCTCATTACATTATCTGGATCAACACCCATACCTCTTGCCACATTCTTAGCCCTAGATTTTAATGTTTTTTTCGGTTCTTTTGCTGCTCTTGCCTTATCTTTTGCGGCATGTGGACCTTTTCCCATTCCTCTCATTACAAGATCAGGATCAACCCCCATTCCTCTTACCACGTTTTTGACTCTAGATTCATTCATTTTCAACCATTTTGCATCTGTTCTCTTTGGCACATTATAATCAATATCCACCAGTTTTCCATCAACTTTCAATTTTTTCGTCTGTACCATGACAGGACCGCCGGGCTTTATTACATCAGCAATGATATTTCCCCCTTTGCTCTGCGCGCCGCGTTTAACATTGTATCCAGAAGCCCACATATAGTCTTGTACTTTATCTGCTACTTCTTCCCAAACACTATGAAGTTTGACTACTGTGGGCCCATGACGTTTATCAACTTCAGGATTGTCATTGAGATAATCATCTATAGATAAGTACCAATCATTCAATGCTCTATACAAATCTTTTGGAGTCATTTTTTTGATTGGTGTCTTGCGAAATGAAGTCAACCTAGTCATCTTGCCGCCTAGAGGTTTTACCTTTTTCATTAAACCATCAATTAATGTTAATTTTCTATTAATATCCGTAGCTATTTTAGTTTGTTCTGCATTTCCTTCTGCGCGCTTTTTCATATTTTTGCCTAGAATGGCGTCCATGAAACCTTCATCAACAGATTCATTCATTTTCAACCATTCTGGATCTGTTCTCTTTTTAGCGGGAAAACCTATCTTCGCCATCTGACCGATTCCCTTAATATTATATCCAGAAGCCCACATATAGTCACTTAGTTTAAATCCTACTTCTTCCCAAAGATCATAAAGTTTTTCTGCTGATTGTGCATACTTTTCATTATCATCTTCAGAGTCGTCATCTAAATCAGCTTCTATAGATGACCACCAATCATTCAAGGCTAAGTACATACCCTTTGGAGTCATTTTTTCAATCGGAAGTTTGCGAAATGCCATTAATTTTCCAAGCTTGCCGCCCAATGGTCGCACTTTTTGCATTAAGTCATCTATCAATCTTAATTTTCTATCTATTTCTGTAGATAATTTAACTTGTTCTGAATTTTTAGATTTTTTTACTCTTTTCTTATCAACATTGCCCTTTTTCATATTTCTGCCCAAGAATGTGTCCATAAAACCTTCATCAACAGATTCATTCATTTTCAACCATTTTGCATCTGTTCTCTTTGAAGCACTAAAATCAACTTTGTTCAACCATCGATATTGAAATTTTGCACCACCGTGTGGAACATCATATCCAGAAGCATACATATAATCTTTTATTTTAAGTGCCAGTTCTTCGAGGCGTTCATGAAGGTCTTCCACTGAACGTCCATATTTTTTCGATAAAACGGCACTATCATCACCATTGTCTAATTCATCTTCTATAGAATCGTACCAATCGTTCAATACTCTATACAAATCTTTTGGAGTCATTTTTTCAATCGGAAGTTTGCTAAATCTCACCAATCCACCAATTTGACCGCCTAGTGGTCGCACTTTTTGTATTAAACCATCAATTAATTTTAATTTTTTATCTATTTGTTTAGATATTTTAACTTGTTCTGCATTAAGTTTTTTTGCATTAAGTTTTTTTGCAGGCTTTCCTTTTGCGCCCGGCACTAATTGTTTCATAGTGTCCATAAAACCTTCATTAACAGATTCTTTAATACCAGCATCTTTCTTTGCATACTTTACCGAAAGAGCGATATCGTGGGCCAACGATCTTGCATGATATGCACCACCCTTTGTATTGTCATCTGTTCCGTTACCAACCATAGCATTTAAAATTTCCTGATCAGCTTTTGTCCAATCGTTTTGTCTAATTTTGTCCATAAAATATTGTTGGGTTGCATCGTCTATATTCCCTTCATCATGAATCTGCCTGCCACTGTTTGGTTGTTCGGTGTGCCGATTTCTTGCTATATCTTCAACATGAGCTAAAATAAAACCTAAACTTCTTTCGTTTTCTCTACGGTCTTTCCCCTGCGCTTTACCCTTCATAGCAGTGCCCCTTGCTTTTCGTAAAGCTACTATCATTCTATGAACTGATAAACGGGCATATGGAAACTGCATTTCCATGGCAGTTTTTTTACCTTGCTGTGGTTTCTGTGGTTTTCCTCTAGCACCTGGCACTAATTGTTTCATAGTGTCCATAAAACCTTCACTATAGTTTTCACCATATGTTTCGCAGGGAGTTTTTCCACAACCACAATTTTTCTCAGTAACAGATGCAATGCCTTTCATGCGATTCTTTTCTTTACGGCGATGGGCATCTCCGCGCTTCTTATAATCTGCATTTGATGGATCGGCTTTAGCAGCATTTTGATAATTATTGGCATACTTTGTACGTTGTGGCAAATCTCTTTCTGCTTTGCTTTTGTATGCTTTTTTCTTTTCTGGAGAAATTTCGTTTACTTCAGCGGACTCACCTCGCGCACTTTTAAAATCTTGGTCTGTAGGAGCGCCTTTAGAACCAGGCTTTCGCATAGGTCTGCCTTCTTTTCTTTTCTTATGAATATTAGCCCAAAGACTTTCTTTAAAACTTTGCATTCTTATTTTTCCCATCCTTTTAAAATTTCTGGTGAAAAGTTGTTGTATGAAAATTCCATACGATCAACAAGTTTCACTGCGTCACCACCAAGTTTATCAATTGCTACATAGCCTTCATCACCAGATACTTTAAAACCATCTTTGGTTTTAACAAATACATCATAATTTTTGATTCTATTAAGTATATTTATAAGTTTCAATTTAACTAGAACTATCAATTTTTGCAGATCGAACATCTTTTTTAGATTGGATTTGTTAGTTTCTGAAAAAAATTTCAACAGATCATCTCTTTTATTCTTTTGTGCTAATTTGCCCTTATCAGTTTTTCTCTTATCGATTTCTTTTTGGAACTTATCTTTGTGCCATTGAATTAAATTATTGACATGTTTTTGAGTATCTTTTATAATTTGTCCTTGACGTACATATGTATTGTTAAAAGTTTCTATCGATTTAGCTAAATCTTCATTAGTCTCTAATTGCTTGAGTGTAGAACTAGAAATCTGATTAAATAATTTACCTATTTCAGTCAATTGTTTATTCACTTCAGTTGTATCTTTTGCAGACATTGTAATGCCTGTCATATCTCTTAGCATGGCATCTTGAGACCAAACATTTTTAGATTTTTTAAATTTCTTTATATTCACACCATAACTAGCTTTCATATTCTCAAATGAATCTCCAGTATATGTAGTGTGCCAAACAATACCTATTTTAGAATTTTTTATATCTTTTGCTGCAGGCGAACCTTGGTCTATTGCATAAATCAATGTGTTAGGATGAAAGGTAGTATATTTTTTTCCGGCAATTGTTTGATTTGACAAATCATCTCGGGAATATAAGAAGTCTCCTTGGACCACGCCTTTGATTCCCAATTCCGGCAAGTATTTGAGTGCGTCTTGTAACTTAGCATTAAGGTCGCCAGAAGTATCAGCATCAATATCAGCTGGAGATTTATAGACCTTAGGGTTTTTATTGAATATGCCTTTTTTGGCAACAAAAAAGCGGTTATCACTCGGATCAATACCAGCGAATACAGCAGGAGCACCGTCCCATTTAACACTTACGTTTCCTTTCTTAACACCCGATAACATATCTCGCATACCAATTAATGCAAAAATAGCTTCTCTTGTACCTTTTACTCCACCATATAACACTTTATCTTCTATATGAGTCATATGAGTATTTTTCTGTTCTGTAATAAAAGTACGAAAGTCTCTCATAGTTTGGATGCCTTTATTGTTATTAACACTATACTATTTATATAAAAAAAAGAGCCAGTAAAACTGGCTCTAAGTTTAAAAAAGAAAGAAAACATCGACTTTAACTATCACACTATAGCATATTAAGAATCACTTGTCAACCCCTAATTTTATAAATGTGCACCTATTGTTAATTCTTGCGGACTTGCAATAAATTTAAATTCTGGCTTTGCTTCAAACCTTAATTCTGGATTGCAGCCTGCAAGAAATAGTGTTAGTACAATTGTAACAAAAACTTTTATTTCCATTTTTCTAATTCTTTCTGTTTAATATCTTCATGGACTTTACTTAGTTCTTTGTACTTTTTTTCAAAAGGTTGACGCCAAACTTTAACGTCTGCCTTTGAACCGTAAGTCAAAGAGATAGCATCATCAATAAATCTCAAGATTTCAATTCTCGCTGGATTTTCCATCTTTTTGAATTCGGTCTTGCTGATACTTCGCGTAACAGCAAGAGCCATATTATATCCAATTACAATATCAAGCATATCGAATTCCTAAAGGAAACTTACGGCGCCAGTGCCGTCTTGTATTTTCCCTAGTTACTTGCTTAAATTGAGTATTGATTCCATGATAGCGATAACCACCTTTCATACGCATAGTAGTTTCTTCAATGGGTTCTTCAGTCTCAGGTTCATCTAAGGATTTATCTTCAGAAATAGTATCATACATATCTCCGAGAATTTCATCATACTTATTTTCTTTAACGGCTTGAATCTCACCATCAATCATTCGTAGCGTATCTTCTTCTGTCATAAAATATCTCCTTTTAGAATCATATAATAACACAAAACTTATTGATTGTCAACATTTTTTATTATATCTTGATGCTCTAATAGTGATTGTTCACTTACAAAAAGTGACGTATATCCATTACCATTCGGTTGAAACTCACCTTCCATATTTTTACCAGCACCCTTTGAGTTCTTGGCTTGTTCAAGTTTCTTTGCTTTCTCTCTATCGTAAGGCAGTTTATACAAGCGGTGACCTCTCTCCGATGTATGCATCCATAGTAGAATAGTGTTACCTTTATCAGTTATTTCGTGATGAACATAATTGAATTTACCATTTGGTTCATCATTGATCGGTGCTCCAGCCAATAGTATAAGTTGATATGACATGAATATAAAGAACGCGAGTTGAGTTGGAAGTGCAATAAGTTTGAGTATAAATGACGCATTTGAATAGTATATAAGGCTTGCCGTGTATATACAAGTAATCGCAATTATAATTATAAAGAGTGTTATCATAACTATTTCCTAAAATTGTTGAGATTGATCTGATCTAGGTGTTCCTTTTTCTGGACGAATCTTTACATCTATTTGATCGTTCATATCATAGATATTACCATCTTCATCTACCATAAAAGAGAATACTGAAACTTCCTCTTTAAGTCTAACTTTTACAGTACGACTCATATCAAGCGAAATTGGATTCATATCCATAATATCAATAGTTACTGGAGTAGGATATTCCTCATTTTCATTACTAATTGATGTACTGTAATTATGAACAGTCACAATGTACTCACCAGGAACAATCGCATTAATTGAAAGTGTCTCAAGATTTCTTTGAATTAATATTGTATCGCCATTTAATTGAATTAAATCATTTGTATCTCCAAGATCATCACGCTCAAGTACCATGTACCTACCATCTTTTGATGGAAATCCAACAATCGTATCGTCAGGACCTTTTACCCATATGTCAATATCAATTGCAGATTCATCGTCCCATGAAGATGTAATGATAAACTCTGATCTAGGATCAATCTTACCTTCTTCGGCAATAGGATTGATAAGCAAAAATGCAATTAAAAGTAAGCTTGTAAAACCTATTAGTAGATTAAAAAGTAGATCGGTAAATGCTAAATTTGAACTATATTTTTTCATCATCTGTATC